TTATCACGGAACATTGATGAATTATGCAATAGAAACTACTGACTTAGGTGCAACTAATAGTTGGGTTGATAAGTATGGAAATCCATTAACATCTTACTAAATAAAATAAATATAAATATATGTATTACTACATTCCAAAAAGTTACGAAAATACGATAGTACCAATTTTAAATAGTTGGTTAGAAAATAATAATATAATTATTATTACAGGCGTATATCAAGAATCTAATATATTAAATGAAACAGATTCATTAGTATTTAATGTCAATATATTAGGCGAAACATCATTTATTAGAAATGGTTATAAATCGGAATCTGATAAAATATATGAATTAATAGGATATTGTTTGGAAGCAAATTTATATGTTATTATGCCAGATATTCAAGAAATGATTAATAATGTATCAGATATATTACAATTTAATACAAGTGAAGAATATCTTGAATATATAAATACACTTTAAAAATGGCTGATATAAAGATAACAACTAATCTGGTAGATGACCAGTCCAACACTATATTAAAATATAATGGTGTTAATATAAAAAATGATAATATAATTACAAAAGATCCAACTGGTTTTGTAAGTCCTGAATTAGTAATAGTAAATTATGATAGTACGAATAGAACTATTACATTAACTGGAACAACAACTGCATATTTTAGAGGTACTTTAGTATCTGCTTTAATATCTGGTTGGGTATCTGCTGCTCATACTGCAACAAATGGTAATTGGTTTTTATATTATGATGGAACTAATTTTGTATGGAGTCAAACTCCTTGGACATTTGATATGTTACAAATCGCTTTTGTTTTTTATTCAACAGCAAATAAATTTTCCTTAAAAGAGACACACGGCTTAATGAGTTGGTCGACACATCAGGAATTGCACGAAACTATTGGAACATATCGTTCAAGTGGTGGAGATTTTACAGCATTAATACAAAATTCAACAACTGCTGCACATAGAAGACCTGTAATTAGTCAATGTGTAATAAAAGATGAAGATTTAGAAGTAACTTTGCCTATTTTAAATAATGGTTTATATACACATAGATATTTAACAAGTACAGGAGTAACAACTTTTACTACTGGAAATGCAGATATTATATCTCTATCTACTAATCAACCATATTATAATAACTTTGCTAATCCAACTTGGGGGCAAACTTTATTTCCAAATAATGCTTACGGTGCTATATTCGTAATGTCTGTACCAGTTGCTTCTGATACTACATCACAACTATACAGATTTGAATTCATTCAACCACAAACAGTATCTACATCATTAGGAACTATTAAGGCATTAGGTATAAGTTCAGTCAATTTAGGAGATGCAATACTAAGTGAATACGTATTTATACAAAAAATTATAGTAAGATATACAGCATCTAACTGGGTAATTACTGAAAGTACTAAATTAACTGGTACGAATAGTAATAATACTGCAATTCAGGGAAGCTTTTTAAGTTCAATTACTACATCTGGAAATTTATTAACAGGAGCAGGAACAATTGCAAGTCCATTAACAGCACAAAGTTTAGATGGATGGTTTGATTATAATGATGTTACTACACAAAGTACACCAATAACTGCAACAGCAAATACACCAGTAGCATTAACTTGTGATGGAGCAGGAGCATATTCAAATTCTACTTATAAACCACTTGATGTAACTAAATTATGGGATACTGCAACAAATAGACTTTATCTTAAAGAATTAGCAATTGGTGATGAAGTATTAATAAGAGTTGATATTGTTGCTACTACACTATCTATTAATACAGATATAAATATGTATATTACATTTGATATTGGCGGAGCTCCTTATAATATTGCAATTATGAATACTATAAGTTATAAATCAACAGGAACATATTATATTACAATAGATAAACATTTTTATATTGGAAATAGTGGAACATTAGATAATCCAGCAGCTATTTATTTTGTATCAGATAAAGATTCAACATTTAAAGTAAATGGAATATATATTTCAACAAAAAGAAGATACGTATAATGAATGATATTAAATTAAATACAGACTATGATATATCTTTTATTAATAATGACTTAGTAATAGATGAATCTACAAACCAAGAAATAGAATTGATATGTCTTACAGGTGAAGGACAATTAAAACAACATCCTACATTTGGAGTAGATATTAATAAATTTAGTAATGGTGTATGGAATCAAGAATTAAAAACAAAAATACAAACAATGCTTAAATTAGATGGGTTTAATGTTAAATCTATTTATTATGATGGACAAATAAAAATTGATGCAGTAAGATAATGAGTACATTATATAAATATAACGAACAAAATATATTTGATTATTTATTAACCAATAAAGGTAAGATAGATGATTTAATATCATTTTTAGTTGAACAAAATACTGATTATGATAATTTTGATGTATTATCTACTAAATTATATGATAATTATATATCAAATGATATTACTAATTATTATTTTAGGAATAAAAATAGTAAAGTTGTATCTAAGAATGTGAATTTTAATGATCCAACATCTTTTACAACTGACGATATTCCTATAAAAAGTGATAATATACCAAATACTAATATTATAACAGATAATTCAACCACTTTATATAAGTATAATGACCAAAATACATTTGATTATTTATTAACTAATAAAGGTAAGATAGATGATTTAATATCTTTTTTAGTTGAACAAAATACAAATTATGATAGTTTTGATACATTCACAAACAAAATAAAAGATAGTAAGTCAAATAATGTATTTACTAGTTATTATATTAAGAATAATATAATAATAAGTTCAAAGAATAGTGACTTCACTACAGATAATGAATTAAGAGGATTTACAATTGGATTCTCAATTGGATTCAACTCTTAAAAATAAAAAACACTATATTTTGTATATAGTATGATATAAATAATAAAAAGAAATGGGTAATATCTATATTGCACAAAATATAATTAATAAAAAAATATATGTTGGTAAAAGTACTGATGTTAAAAATAGAATAAAAGCACATCAATTTTTAGCAGGTAAAGATAATAGCATATTTCATAAAGCTTTGCATAAATACGGTTTATCAAATTTTAAATGGGATATAATATGTGAATGTAAAGATGAAGACTTAAATGAACAAGAAGTTTATTGGATAAAATACTATAATACACATTACATAACAGGTTTTGGATATAATATGTCAGATGGTGGAGAAGGACAATTAGGTTTTAGACATAGCGAAACTACAAAGTCTAATATGAGTTTGATAAAAACAGGAGTTTGTAATACTTTTTATGGTAAAAATCATACAGATAAGACTAAAAAATCAATATCATTAGCTAATTCAGATAAAGATATTTACACATTTGAAAACGTATTAACAAAAGAAATATTTAAAGGTACAAGACTTGAATTTAAAGATAAATTTAATTTTATTCCATATGATTTATTTAAAAAGTCAAGAATAGTAAAAATAAGTAATAAATGGAGATTGATATAATGATACTACAAGCTTTTATTGACGCAGCAACTTCAGAACAATCATTACTATCTTATGGTGTACTAGGAATATTTAGCGTATTTATGATAATTATCATTAGATACCAAGATAAAACTAATAAAGCACAACAAGATAGTGTATTAAATACATATAAAGAAGTAAGTACTGGTTTTAAAACTGAATTAATAGAAATAAAAACAGAAAAGGAATTATTAAATTCAAAATTCTTAACACATTTACAAGAAACTGAAGCTAAACTATTAACTATAATTTCAGATAATAGTCAAGCATTTAAACAACTTGTAACAAGTAACGAATCTATGACATTAGCAATAAGAAATTTAATTGAAAGTATTGCAAAGAGAGATGCAACTACAATAGAATTAAATAAAAATATAGAAAGTTTAATTACAGAAAATAAAAAATAATTATGGCAATAATTTATTTAATACAGAATAAGATTAATAAAAAATGCTATGTTGGACAAAGTAAAAATACTTTAAAACAAAGAGTAGGAGAACATATAAGTAGTTCAAAAAATCCTGATGATAATATGACTATACATAAAGCAATAAGAAAATATGGTAAAGATAATTTTATTTATTCAGTTATATGTGAATGTAATCCATTAGAATTAGATGAACAAGAAATTTATTGGATAAAGTATTGGAATTGTTTAGGTAGAAAAGGATATAATTCTACAACAGGAGGTTCTAATGACTATAAACATTCTGATGAAACTATAGAAAAGATAAGATTATCAAACATCGGTAGAATAGTTAGCAATGAAACTAAAGTAAAACAAAGTAAAGCTCAATTGGGAAATACTAATAAAAAAGGTAAATTATTATCTATAGATACAATAGAAAAGATAAGACATTCTAAACAAAAATATAAAGATAATATTTATTCATTTTATAATAAACAAACTGGCGATTTATTTGTTGGCACAAAATATGAATTAGAAGAAAAATACAATTTAAAAAAATATCAAATAAACAAAGTTATAACTAATGATAGGGAATCTTATCTTGGATGGACTATTAATAAAAAATAAGATAAATTATGGCACGAAGCATATCACAAATTTATGAAAGCATAATAACTGAAAAAAATACAATGGCTACTTTGAAAGACAAACTTCTAAATGAAGATGGATCTTCTGCAATTAGCACTGAGCAAGACTTATTAACAAGACTGACTACTACATCTAAAGTAGCTATATGGAAACTTATATTCTATGTAATTTCTGTAGTGATGTATTTACAAGAAACACTTTGGGATACATTTAAAACAAATGTTGAAACTATTATAGCATCTGCTTTTGTTGGAACATTAGCTTGGTGGGAAACTAAAGCCAAAGCATTTCAATATGGGGATACTTTAACAGTAGATACAACAACTTATGCAGTTGGATATTCTATTATAGATACTACAAAACAAATAGTTGAACATAGTGCTGCAATTGAAAGAGGTGGAATTGTATATTTAAAGATAAGAAGAAAAAATACAGATATATTATCTGGTGGTGAATTAACTGCATTTGAAGGATATGTATCAAAACTAAAATTTGCTGGTACAAGAGTTGTAATTTATAACTTAAGTGCTGATGATATTAAATTGTATTATGAAGTATTTTATGATCCAATCATAGCATTAACAACTATACAACCTTTAGTAGAAGCTGCAATAAATACATATATTAAGAATATACCTTTTAATGGAGAATTAGATATTAACCAACTAAACGTAAATTTAAAAGCTATAACAGGAGTTAAAGCTGTTAGATTCATATCAGGTGAAGGTAAAAATAGTTCTGCGCCTTATGTAGCATTTGATAATTATTATACAAGTGTTGCAGGATATTGCCAAATAGCAAGTGCATTCCCTTTAAGTGGTTCAATTACATATACAAAGAAATACTAAGATATGTTACCAACAATAAATATTAATAAAATAGTAGAAGACTTACTTCCAGTTGTACATAAATTTAAATATTATCTGAATAATAATTTATATCAATTAATATTATCTTTAGTAAAACCAAGTAAAAACTTATATTCTGACTTCTTAACTTATGAAAGTGATGCTGAATATGAATTATTACACAATGGACAAGTATTAAGTCTAGAACATCAATTAAATGACTATTATAACTTTCCATTTCCAATTGATACGAATGTATCTATATGGTTAGATGAAGGTGTGTATATAGATCAACTTTATATATTTAATAATGGTAGTGATGCAGATAGTGATTTAAATGATCCTCAAATTTATGTATTTAATAATGATGAAAGTTTAGAAACAATATTTGAAGAAAATTATATATATACAAATACCGAAGTTGATAATGATACTTACGACTTTGTAGTAAATTATCCAGACTCAATAACAGATACTGACTATATAACAAGTATAGTAAATAAATATAAATTAGGTGGATATTCTTACATATTAGATTCCTATTACAGTTAATAAAAATAAAAACATAAAATGAATACATTTAGAACAACAACCAATGACGGTGGACTTCCACTTAGAAATGATGATTTTGAATTTATGCAAGATGCATATAAGTCAATATTCTCTGCAATATTAAGGGCATACTCTGATGTAGATACTACTTTTTTCTTAACTGGAGGAGTTAGTGATACAGTAAGTATATATTCTGATGGATATTTATTTAAAGATGGTAAGATATATCAATTCGATTCTTATACATTTTCAACAGAACAAGATGTTTATATTCACGATGAAATAGTATATGATCCTACTGGAAATAAGTCTTTTAAAAGCGGCTTATCTTATGATACTTATGAAATACATAGATGTTATTTTGACGAAACTGCAACTGGTGGAGCAACTTTTGACATTCAAGCCTATACAATTCAACGTTTTGAATATGCTTTAATTGAAAAACTATTTAATAATAGTGGTGGACAATATTATTTAAGTCTTTATACTAAAAATAACTATAATCGTGTATGGACAGCATTATCTTATTTCAATAGTTATACTGCAATAGTTACTGAACCTGAATTAAAATATACTGTAAACCCTTATGGAGATGTAAATATATCTGGAACAGTTTATAAAAATGCATCCCCTGTAACAGAAGGTGCAACAACTTATCCTGGTGTAAAAATTGGTACATTACCATCAGCAATATATCCATCTAGTAGAAAATTTCTACCTATATATAATGCTGACTCTAAAACACAATTTTTAGATATTGATGGTGTTACTACAAGAGCAGTTTATGGAAAAGCATTTTTAGTATTAGAAACTAATGGAGATGTTAAAATATTTTTGGCTGACTTTCCTGGTGATCCAAATTTGTCATATTATAGAATTACAGCAACTTATACATTAGGTTGGTAAAAACACTTTCTCTCTATTTTCTTAATGCCACCTTAAACAAGTGGCATTTCGTTTATATCTATCTTTGGGAAACAGTTTAAAGCAGAATCAATACTACAATTTATCACTTCTATATTTAATTCTTTTAATATTTTAGCTAATTCATCAAAAGGTTTCATAAATTTATTATATGTATATTGAGTATTAGTTTCACCATATCCAGAATGAAAATGTGATGTATTATCTATATTTTTCATATCATATCCTAATAAATATATCTTTGTTGCTCCTAAATGATATGCTAAATTAATTGCTCCATATCCAGAATTATTGCCATTTCTTAAACCATTCTTATCTAATTCTAAGCCATCTACTCCTGTATTCTTTAATACAATAATTCTTTTATCTGTTACTCTTTTGGCTAATGTATAAGAAGTTCCTTTAAATTCATTAAATGTATCTATTAATTTATTATCATCTTTAGGGACTCTATCTTTAGATGGAATTAACATCTTATAGAAATTATAGTCATTAAAGAATAAATATTTTGCAAAAGGTACATAAATTAATGCCTTGTTAATTGCAATTACATTTAAACCCTTTAATAAATCGAATCTGAAACCTTTTAAAGAGCTTCCTCCCCCACAAATGTATATTGTATTATTCATATATTATAACTTCGTATTTTGGCTTATTTTGAATAATGTCTTTTATTAAAGATATACAAATATCATAAGTTGGCTTAAATAAAGCATAGGTCAAATTATATTTAGTCATTAATTTTGTAATATCAGATGAATAATATATAATATCATTACATATATCTTTATATTTAATATCTATTTGTAATAAAATAACGTCTATTTCTTTTTTATAATTATAGTCTGAATTTGTATTTTCTATATTAATGGCATATTCAATTGGAAGGGAAAGTATTGGGTTGTTATTTTTCTTATAATCAAAGTATGAATTTTTAATAATTGTATAAATATAAGATTCTATATTCTTATTAATATCTAAATTATGTATGTGCTTATATATCTTAAATATAACTTCATTAATAAGATAATTCTTTATATCATTATCTTTTATTTTCATAGAAGAAAATATCTTTTTAGATAGTAATTCTAATTCTTTTCTAACTTTTAGAAGTGTTTTATCAGATAAAGTGTTTTGGTATTCATATATCAGTTCGTTAATCATTGTTAGTTTTTATAGTATATATTTAATTTTTGAATAAAAATTCAAATTTACCATATAAAAATGATAATAATGCTGATAAATAAAATATATCATCTTCTTTTTTGCCTGTATCTATAATTTTATGCAACTTAGTGTGGTCATTTGGTGATAATTTTATAGTATCTTTTTTATTAAAATACTTCTTTGGATAAATATGATGTCTTTCCTTAATATCCATCTCTTATATTAGGTATTTTTTGATATAACGTAAAACCTTTATTAAAGTAATTATCCAATATTAAATACATTTCCATTCTTTTAGAATCTACCAACTTCTTATATGTATAAATTATAATAAACGCTTGTTTTAGGGCTTCTGAGCCACTTTCTTTATTTGGGTATATACTACGTACATATTTGTAAAACTCTTTAGAATAGGCTTTATTTTTGATATTATAACAAGATGATATATGTTGGGATAATCGACTCTTTGGATTTTTTGTTCTTCCAAAGTATCTAATAACTCCATTTAATACGAATTTATATACAACGTAAGGCATTTAAAACAGAAGTTTAATATTGTATAGCCAATCTGAAATAAACCGTTTAAATCGGCTTATACGTGCAATATTTGCAAGTTGTTTGGTTGAGATGTCCGTAAAACTGAGAATCACAATCACTACATTTATAAATTATCATTTTTTAAGTTATTTATATAATCAATAGTATTGGATAAATACTTATCTATATACTTTGGATGCAGATTTACTCTTTTTTGAAATGTTAAATCTTCATTAAAAATCGTAAACGATTCCAAGCCTGTGAATGTCTCAAATTTTTGATTGAGAATGTTACAAATATGGAAATAATTACACTTTTGTAGAATGGTTATTGATTTAGTTGAATAGTTAATGCTAAAAACGTAGTGATCTTGATACATTGTTAAATCTTATTTTATATATATTTTTTTTTCATTTTTTTATAAAAGCTCCCATTATATCCAGATAAACAAATTTGAGGATTAGCTCGTTTATTAAAGAATTCAATAAAATCATCATTTAAAATACATTCTATATTGTATTTTTTTAGTTTATAAGTCTTTTCTGTTACGCCTACATTTATATTATCTATTCCTACTTTTTTAATATATTCATTTGCTATTTCAAGTAATGTAGGTTTATTATAAATTACGTGAAATTTATCAATTTTTGGATTAAATTGTTTTTTACTTATAGCACAAATATATTTTCTTTTTTTCTTAATACTATCCCTAAAATCAGATATTATATCCATTATAGTATTTCTAACCAATTTATCCAATTCTTCATTTTCATCAATACCATTTATAGCTTTCAGATACGAAATATCATCTCTAGTATTATCTTTATAATTAATATAGAAACAATTGGTGTTAAACCCAAATATGTCTTTTCCTACTTCTATACTATCAACTTCTAAAGATAACTTAAAACTAGGATGCTTTTTAAAAATATCAATTAAGAAAATCGTATCACTTTTTAATACTGGTTTACCACTATATAAAATATTTTTTATACGTTCAATAATTAATTTTTTATCACTTTTCATATTATATTATTTAATTTATTAATACTTAATTATTTAACAAATTCTTCGTACTTTTTTACGAACTCAACGGCAAAAATTTGCTCGCTACTTATGGTATATTGTTAAATTAAATATATTACTTTTTCACATAAGTAGCGAGCAAATTTTTGCCGTTGAGTTCCGTTTTTTTTACGATCAAATATTTAATTTATTGATTCATTGTTTAATAGTTTTTCACAAATTTTTTTGGTTGAAAAGAAATATTTCCATCCATATCCTGTTTCAGAAATACATTTTTGAGATCTAACCCATAATAATTCTTTTATACATTTTAAAACTTTAGTTTGTAAATCTTCATTTAAATTATCACTTATATTAAAAATTGATATAATATCATTATTTTTGTCTTCATTTTTTATTATGCTTTTTAATTTAAGGTAATCAAATAAAAAACTTCTTATCATATTTCTATTATATGAAACACCTTTAACTATCAATTGTTCATATGCATCAATTCTAATTTTTTCATTTCTGTCTAAGTCTTTATCTAATATTTTAATAAATGAATACAATTTTTCCGTCATTTTTAAATCATCTATTTTATTATAAATGTAATTAAATAATTTATCATTAATTGCTTTATTCTTTAAATCTATATTTTTATTTCTAGGTCTATCTGCTAACCATTGATCTGAAATGCTATCATAATACTTTAATTCCTTATTATCAAATAAAAACGTATTTTCTTTAAAGTTTTTATATTCATATCTATTGAAATATGTTATTTTTTCATTCATTTCATTCTTTTCAGCTATCCAACTACACCAATTATTAACTTTAGCTTTATTACTTTCATAAGGTAATATAATATCTTCTATTTCGCTATTTGTTAATCCTAAATGACTTAGAGTTCCTATACAACTTTGAATAGTATGATTTAATCCATTTCCTACTGATGTAGAGTTCAATTTATCAATTACTTTATTAATATAATGTTGCTGTCTATCTGCATTATATTCTGATAATCTAGAAATATTATCATTTAATTTAGTTCTAGTTTCTTTTCTAATATCTTTTTCAACTAAACATTTGCTAATAAATCCATATAAATCAAATTCGATACCATCATTAAATTTTATTTCAGCATCTCGTATACCTTCATAATTACAAGGTAAATACATTAATCCAGAAGCAAAAGATTCTTTAGCACACCCAAATAAGTTTATCAATTCTGTTTTACATTCTATATATTTGTTCCATTCCACTAATTCATATATAGATAACAGAATTCTAAATCTATTAGGTTTTAAACCATTAGACCAAGAATTATAACTTATAAATTTAAAATCTTTGAACTTTTCTTCTATTTCTTTTCTAGTTGTAATACCATCATCATAATCTAATGTTATTAAAGAAACATAATTTTCTTTGAATAAATCATTATCTTGATTAAATGAGTTGCTAATTGGATTTTCTTTTCTTGGTTGTTGATAAATGAGTGGTTGTAGTTCTTTTTTCATAACTACTTTTGAATTGTATTTCTGTATTAATTCAAATAATTCAAAGAATTTTAAATTTCTTATTTCATTATTAAAAATTATTACTTTGCAATTTCGATTTTCATCATATTGAAAGTGTTTACTTTCACATACTACTGTGTTTTGAATTTTCATTGTTTATTACTATTTTATTTATGACCAAAGTTTTAATTTAAGAGGTGAGGGATATGATCAGTATCCCTCATAGTAACTTTGGATAACCCCTATATTATATATACTTTTCAGTATTTTTTGAACCTGATAAAACTTTCACATATTATCAGGTAAAATGAACGACAATTTGTTTTTATTATATTATATATTAAAAATAATTCTAAAAATATTTTATTTTTTCTAAAAGTTTAACATTTTTTGTAATTTATATTGATTCTAAATAAGAATTAACATCTTTTAACTAACAAAGTAGCGAAGCCGAGTATACAAAAAAGAAAGAAACGTTCTATTCGCTCCTTAAAAGTCGCTTATATCACCAATTCAATTGGATATGTCTTTCCATATTTATATTTCCACTCTAACCACCTGTTAATCACATTCCTAAGTATTGTACTAATATATGTAATGAATAGACTTTTATCCTTGTTATATGTATTATAGTAAAAGAATTGATACCAACACTGTTGTAATAAATCTTCTACATCAACTCTATTTCTAATATTTGCTTTATATATATTACTCATTATTTTAATATCAGTAGCCTTCTTTAATCGTTTGAAATCTAAACTATTATTAGTTTCAATATATTTATTGTATAATTCTTGTATAGTCATATTTAATATTTTTCGCTGCATTAAAAAAGGGAATAAAGATTTAACTCTATTTCCTTATACTTATTAACTTATTTAACTTGAAAATGAATTGAATGACATATTCCACACTAATAAAATATGTCAATTTGATTAATATTATCGAAATGAATTATAACATTAAAGACATAATTTTATATTTTAAAAAGTTTAAGTAAATATTCAATTAATTTTTTATTTTCAAAAAAGTTTGCGTTTAATGTTTTTTAACAAAGTTTAACACAAGTGGTGAAACCTTACAGAAAACATATAAAAGAAAGATACGTTCTTATCGTTCATCGTAACCATTATACTTTCCTAACAGAACAATGTTTAATCCCATCGTCATCAATCCAAATCTCATAACAATACTCATCACCATTCGGATATTTTTCGTATGTTAAATCGCCTGATTCATCATATACATATTCGACCCCATCTTTTATTATTTTTTCCATTCTTTCAATTCATAATAATTATTCAATTCAGTCAAACTAATTTTATTTAATTCCCAACCAAATTTTTTCATTACTTCTTTAGTAGGAATATTTTCTTTTATGTAAATGTCTTCAGTCATATGATATTTTACATCCATATTTTTCCCACTTCTTACAAAACTTACTTCCCATTTATTTCTATATTCAACATTTTCTTTTAATTCTTGCACTTTCATATTTATTAATTTTAAGTTTATATATTATATATTTCAAAAAAATAAATATATATACTATAAGAATAAGCATATATAAATAAAAATAAAATATGAAAGACAATTTACTAACTCAAGAAAAAATGATTTTATTAGCATCATTTATTGATGATGATTCTAAAATTTTGCAATATATAAGAAATACCAGAATAAATATATCATATTTTTCAACAATTAATAATATCAAAAAAGAAATATATAAAAAAGAATTAAATAATGAATAATGAAAAGATAATATTAGAATTGACATTATCAGAATATAAATTATTACAAGCAATTTTAAAAGCATATTATGACCTTATAAATAAAAAAGGTCATAAAGATGCAAAATAATGAATTTGGTAGACTTGAGATACTTGGAAGAAATAAATTTGTAAACTTTTTCAATAAGTATTTTCTAAAGAACAATTATACTAATGATATGCTAAAATTTTCAGATAATCCATATGAAATATTTGATGCTGAAATAACAAAAGATGATAAACATTTCATAGTAGAAATAAAATGTAGATCCGATTTTTATGTTAAATATGATGATGTATTTGCTGAGAAAATAAAATTAGATAAGTTATTAAGTGAACATCCAGATGCTAATATACTTTATTTTGTTTGTTATAATAACAATTCAGAAGTAAGATTGATAACACCAACTAAAGAGATGTTATCTAATATGAAAATTGAAAAAAGATTGTGTAACAAAACAACAGCAGTACATTCTGAGAAAGTGTTAAAAGATTGTTATATTTTTAGAGAATATGCAAAAGGAAAAATAGACATAAAATAAAATACTATAAAAACAGTATATATACAAAGGGGTTCTCAATAGTTTCGAGACTGGAATTGCAGACCAGTCTCCCCTTATTAAAAACTATTGAACACACATAAAAAAGAAACTAAAAATGGTAGAAAAAATTTATCCTAATGCTTATATCTATTTGATAACAGTGATGGAAAAGCAATCAAAGTTCTTTGGCGAACAATATGTAGGTAAATGTAATGGAAATAGAAAAGATTATATAACTGGAGGAACAATAATTAATAGAATAATTAAAAAGTATGGTACAGGTTCTTTTAATAAAGAAATTATAATTAAACAACCAATGACTAATTCTCAAATGAATGAGTTAGAAAAATTTTATATTGATTATTATGACACATTTAATAATGGATTAAACTTAACTTTTGGAGGAGATGGAATTAATGGAATTAAAGCACAAAACCATCCTAGATATGATCATACTATTTATACATTCTACCATAAAGATGGTATGGAATTTATAGGAACTCAGTATGAATTTAAAATAAAATACGATCCAAATAAAAGAAATGTATCTACATTATTACAAGGTAGACAAAAGTCTGTAAAAGGATGGTATTATAATAAAGAATTAATAAATAAACCTAAAAATTTTAATAAAGAATTGATATGTAAGCCTAAAGATTTATCTATTTATACATTTTGCCATAAAGATGGTACAGAATTTATAGGAACTCAATATGACTTTAGAATCAAATATAAGTTAGATAGAGGATCTTTATCAAAGTTACTTAAATGTAAAGTAAAATCTGTAAAAGGATGGAAATATATAAAAAAAGCATAAAATAAATATATTTTTGAATATATAATAAATAAATAAAAAAAATATAAGAAATGACAAAGAAAAAAGAAGTAAAAGTTATTAATGAAGAAGCATTAATTACACCAGAAACATATTCTAAATTAGTAGAAGGAATACAATATGATCCTATCACATTAGTACCTTCTATTATGAACCCAGAAATACTAAAAATTATAGATAAAATAGTCAACCAATATCCAGAATATACATTTTATATTGACCTCGACGAGTCAGAAGATTTAAATTATAAAAGACATAGATTTAATAGAGATAAAACCCCTTATGGAATTGTTACATATAATCCAATAACAGCAATAAAATATCACGAGTACGTTTATGAATTGATTTGTTACTATTATAGATAAAAACACAAAGAATCTATAATACATTTTTTTATTTATTTATTTTACCCATAGCTTAATTGTTATGGGTTTTTTTGTTAATAAAATATTTTTGCTCTATTTTAGTATATAATATGATAAAAACATTTACAATTATGAATCAGAAAAAAGATCCAGCTATATTAGAAGCAATATTTTCAGAAGTAGGACAATATCATATAGTTGATTTATGTGATAAAAATAATATATCAACAAGAACATTCTATAAATGGTTAGAATTGCCAGAATTTATTGAATATAAAGATAGATATATCAAATTAAAACATACTACTAATAAACATAATATGTCTAAAACATTCGATGTTGCACGTCATAAACTATTCGAAGCTGTACAAGCATCTTATTTTCCTGCTATTAAATTAGCACTTGAACAAGAAAAAGTATTTATAGAAGGATATAAAGCAGAATATAAAGACGTAATATTAAGAACTATATATGATATTATATTAAATTCTACATTAGATAATAAAGTAGAACTAGTTAAATTAATAAGGGAAAAAGAAAATGATATGGATTAAATGGATTATAATATTCATTCTATCATTATCTAAACCAACATATATAAAACAAATACAACATAATAACACAGAAATTACTAATAACAGAATATCAATAACAAAATATATTGGAATACCATATTTATATGGAGGAAATGATTTTAACGGAATTGATTGTTCATCTTTAGTAGGATTAATATATAAAGAACAATATAATATAAATATACCAAGAACATCCTATCAAATTGCAAATATAGGATTTGAAGTTGATAGTTTTAAACAAGGAGATATAATGATATTTGAACATCACGTAGCATTTTATATAAATGATAATACATTTATTAATGCTACATCAGAAGGTGTTTTAATAGATTCAATAAATAGCATTACTTGGAATCATTATTGGAAACAAAGGTATATAAAAACAATTAGAGTGAAATGTTAAAAAAGAAAACAGATGCTTTTTATACAAAAGAAAGAGATATTTATTATAATTCTTTATTAAATAAGAATAAAATAGATATTTATTCTATAAAAACAGAATTACCAGAAGTATTAAAAGACTTCCAGTTATTCGTATCTACATATTTTAAACATTACACAACAGATTCAAATGGAATTGAAATTAAACTTGGTAAATTCCACTTAGAACTGATAGAAGAATTAAAACAAGATAAAGTAGAAATACTAGCTGAATTTTCAAGGGGTTTTGCTAAGGCACAAAGTCTTAATTCTAAAATACTTACGCCTTATGGATGGAAAGTATTAAAAGATATATCTGTTGGTGATATTATTATAGGTAGAGATGGTAAAAATAAGGTTGTTGAAGGATTAAGTCCTATAACAGAAATGGATTTTTATAAAGTATCAACTAGAGATGGTAGAAATACATTATGTAATTTAGATCACTTGTGGACTGTACAACATTATTCTCACGGAAAATTAAAAACAATACCATTAAGTAAAATAATTAAAGATTATAAAAAAGATAAATTAGATAAACGAGACGGAATAATAAGAGATGAATATAATTATTATTTACCAACTGTTTCCCCAATAGAATTTGAATATAAAGAACTGCCAATAGATCCATATGTTTTTGGTTGTTGGTTAGGAGATGGAGATACAATGGGAGGATCATTTACATCTAATGATATAGAGATAATTAAAAATATAGAAGAAAGAGGATATATTGTTTCAAAACATAAGGCAAATTATAGATATGGAATAAAAGGTTTGCAAAAACAATTAAGATTAAACGGTTTTCTTGGACATAAATATATCCCAAATGAATATTTGTTTTCTTCAATACAACAAAGAGAAGAATTATTACAAGGTTTAATAGATACTGATGGAAGTATAAACAAAGATGGTCATATTGCAACATATACTACAATAAAGAAAGAATTGATGGATAATGTAATTGCATTAATTAGGAGTTTAGGTGGAACTTGTACTTTAATGGAAGGATGGAATAAATGTAATGGAAAATTATTTCACCATTATAGAATAACATTTAGATTACCAGGTGACATCATTCCTGCAAAATTAAGTAGAAAAAGAAACTTATGGAAAGGTTCATTAAAAACAAAGGCAGCAATTACAAATATTGAATATCATTCAACAGGTTTAGGAAGATGTTTAAAAGTACAAGATGAACATTATATAACTGATGATTATATGGTCACTCATAATACCACAGTATTTAGTTTATTCGCAGCAGTTTACTTTATGTTAAGAAAAGATATAAATTTAGCATTACTTGTTTCATCTACAAAAGATGCAGCAGTAAAACAACTTATTAATATACAAGTTGAATTTGAAACTAATGAAAAACTAATAAAAGATTTTGGACCATTTGTAAAAGATGGTTCTTGGTCAAAAGGTGAATTTGTTGTAGATAATTATGATTGTAAATTCACTTGTGCAGGAAAAGGACAATCTATTAGAGGTCTTAGATATAAATCACATAGACCTGATTTTATAATAGTAGATGATATTGACACTGATAAAGATTCTAGAAATAAAGAATTAGTATCACAACATTACGATTGGCTTATGCAGTCTGTACTAGGAGCAATGGAAATTACTAAATATAAATTCTTATTTGTAGGAAATAGATTCTCACATAATATGGTTTTAAACGAATTTGCAAAAGTAGATGGAATAAAACATATCAAAGTAAATGCACTTGACGAAAATGGAAATTCTAATTGGAAAGAACGCTATTCTACTGAAGATTTGCAACGTATTGAAAGTAAAATAGGTACAATTAGATTCCAGAGAGAATATATGAATTTTCCTATTACAGTTGGTTCTATCTTTAAAGAAGAATGGATTCAATTTAAGGAATGTTTACCATTTTCTAAATATGAATATATTGTTGCATATTTAGATCCATCATTTAAAAAAGATGGAGACTTCAAGTCAATAGTAACATTAGGTTTTACAAAAGGAGAATATCATATTTTAGATATATATGTTAGAAGACAAACAATGAATAATGTAATTGAATATTTATACAATTTAAATGATAAATTATTAAAAGCACCTTATTCAATGTATTATGAAGCTAACTTTGCACAGGATTTACACCAAAAAGAGTTTGATGAAATTGCATTAAAAAAAGGATTTCGTTTACCAATAATACAAGATAAAGAAAAGAAAGATAATAAAGAAGCAAGAATTGAGTCAATGTCAGTAGTATTTGAAAATAGAAATATATTCTTTTCGCATTTACTAAAAGGAACATTAGATTTTGAGGAAACTAAAAATGAATTGTTATCATTTCCTACATTAATAAATGATGACGCAATAGATTCCTTACAGAGTTCTTATGTTAAGTTAAATTTAGCCATAAGGAAAATGAAATTTATTCCAGAACAAGGAGAACGAGATAAAAGAAATTGGATGTAAAATAAAAATATAAAAATATAAATATATGAAATTTATAAGCAAAGAAGAAATAACCAGTTTGGTTAAACTATCAATATTGAATGATGTTACTGAGGAAAATAATAATTTATTAGATGTTTTTGAATCTGTAGCATTATCAGAAATTGATAGTTATATCGGAAACAAATATAATACTACTGAAACATTTAATAGAAAAGGAACTGAAAGAAACCAATTCCTTATAAATATTGTGATTGACATACTATTATATCACTTACATAGTAGATTAACTCCAGATCAAATACCACTTATTAGAACTCAAAGATATGAAAAGGCTATAGCTTGGCTGTATCAAGTATCTATTGGTAAGATAACTCCACCAATACCATTAAATGTACTTCCATTCAATTCAAGAAGTTCAGAGTCTTTATTTGGATATACATTCAAAACAAATAATGAAAATTATTAAAATAAAACAAATTAAAATATGAAGTTAATAGATAAATTATTTGGAAAACAGAATCCAAAGAAAGTAACCACTGAAATTATAGAAAGAAATTCTTATCGAATTAGGGAATCTATTTTATCTTGGAAGGAAGCATTAAGACTAGCTGAACAAAAAGACGTAAATTTCAAAGCAGATAGACGTTCTTTATTAAGAATATATGATGAAGTTATGTTAGATAACCATTTGCAATCTGTTGTAGAATTAAGAAAAGAAAAAGTATTAGAATATCCATTTTATATTTATAAAAATGGTGTAGAAGATATGGAATCTACTTCTAAAATTAATTCTGAATGGTTTTACAATTTATTATCTTACATATTAGATATTACATTTTATGGACATTCTTTAGTACAGATAGAATCTATATATGAAAATAATATCACTAAATTATCACTTATAGACAGACAAAATGTAATTCCAGAAACAGGGGAATTTATGAAAGATGTATATAATAATTTAGATACTATTTCTTATTTAGAACCTAAAATGTATTCTTGGTTATTTGAAATTTATAAGGAAAGAAACGATTTAGGAATACTTAAATCATTAGCACCACTTGTATTATGGAAACGTTCTGCAATGTCTGCTTGGGCTGAATATACTGAAATATTCGGTATGCCTATTAGAATTGCAACAACTACTTCATCAATACCAGAAGAAAGAAAAAGATTGGCTGAATTTGTACAAAACATTGGTAAATCAGCTTGGGCAGTATTAGATACACAGGAAAAGATTGAATTTGTAGAAAACTCTAAAGCAGATGCATTTAATGTATATGATAGATTTATTGATACTATTAATAAAGAGATATCAAAAGCAGTATTGGGCGTTACTCTATTAAATGAAGAAGGTAGTTCATATTCTCAAGGAAAAATACATTCAGATCAATCTGAAATTAAAACAGCATCAGATTTAAGAAATATAGAATTTATAATTAAAGATAAAGTATTACCTAAACTTATTAATTTAGGAATATTACCTGAAAATTGTGAATTTAAATTTGATAAATCAGAAGTATTAGCACCAGAAGAACAAATATTAATAGATGAAAAATTAAATTTGATGTATCCATTATCTAAAGAATATTTAGCTAATAGATATGAAGTTGAATTTTCAACTGAAATAATAAATCCGATAGTATAATGTTTACAATAGATACATTAGAGGTAGAATTATATTTAAAAAATATAATAAATAATTTAGATAAATTAAATCCTGAATTATCTACTGATATGTTGAATCTATCTAAAAATGCACCAGTTGACACAGGATTATTGAAAAGTAATACTAAATCATCATATTCTAATAATACATCTACTGTATATAATAATACATCATATGCAGGATATGTACAATATGGAACTGTTTATACTCAACCTAGACCATTTATTATAGAAGATGAAGATATAATAACTACTTTAGTGGAGAATCTAATAATAAAAGCAATAAATTAAAATAATAATAATATGTTTTCATATATATATAATTTTCTAAGATACATTATAAATAATAATATATCCGATATTAAACACATTGATTTATATAATAATCAATTTCAGAATTTATCTACAAATGATCCTATACCATATCCAGCAGTTTTAATAGAAATTGTACCAGATGCAGTATTTGAACAGTATTCTAATAAACTACAAATAGCTCAAATAACTGTAAATTTATATTTAGGCACAGAATTCGCATCATCTTTAAGGTCAAATGATTCTAAGATAGATAAATCACTTGAACATTTATCATTAGTTGATAGATTATTTAAATATGTAGAAGGTGTTAATAATAATGATTTACCAGATGAATTAAAATCTACAATATATGAGATAGGTTCTTTACATAGAAAAACTGTTGAATTTTTAACAGGTTATAATACAGTTAAAGTAACTAAGACATCTTTTATATTTAGATTTGCAGATGCATCAGCATATCCAACTTATACAACTGTTAATTTAACAGATTTGAATGTAACAGGAGAATATCAAATGACATTTAAATAGTATAAAAAATAATTTTTTGAATAAACAGTATATAATATAATAAAAAGAAATAATATGAATCGCTACATTTTAAATACAAACGATAAAAACTCATATGGATATAAAGTCCTAACAGATGGAATAGATTTAACAGATTTTATTCAGAATCCAGTTATGCTTTATAATCATAGTGTAGATGAAGTTTTAGGTAAATGGACAGATATTAGAAAAGAAGATGATATTACTTTAGGTAGAGTATTAACAGCTATGCCAGAATTTTGTGATGATGATGATACATTAGATATAAAGAACAAAATTGAAAAGGGATATATAATTGGTTGTTCTATTGGAGCAACTGTATTAGATGCAATTGTTGATGAAAATAATGAATTAATTGTAACTAAATCTAGTTTAGTTGAAGCATCTATCACAGCATTACCATCTAATAAAAAAGCTAAGATTAAAAATAATTTTCAGTTATCTGAATTATCTATTGAACTTAATTTCAATGGAGAAAAAGATATTAATAAAATTAAAGAACATTTTATGAATAAACCTATTGAAAATAATATCGAACCTGTAATTGAATTAACTACATTCAATAACCATCCAGATATTAAAAAAGAAGAAGTAATAGTTGAAGAACCTGTTATAGAAACTACAATTGTTGAAGAAGTAATTGAAGAACCTGTTATAGCAGAAACTATTATCGAAGAACCTATAGTAGAAGAATTACCAAAGAGTAAAAAGTCTAAAAAAGTAGATGAATTAAAATTATCAGAAACATTAGTAAAGAATTTGAATTTGACTATTAATGAAGATGAATATATAGATTCTAAAATAATTTTAACAGTTGTAGATTTGTACAAAAATGCAAATAAAACTATTAATGATTATCCAGAATATATTACATTAACAAAAGAATTAAATGATAGTAAATTACATTTAGAAAATTTAATGAATGAATTAAATGAAGTGAAAGCTTCTATAAAAAATAAAGAAGTTTCAGCAATTGTTGAAGATGCAGTAAAAGAAGGTAAAATTAAAGCAGAACAAAAAGAATTAATTGTCGAACTTGCACAAAACAATATTGATACTTTAAAGAAATTGATTGATTCTATTAATGTGGTAAAAACACCTGAAATTAGTTTAACTCAATTAATAAAAACAGATATTAATACCAATTCTGTAAATAAAGATTGGAAATGGTATCAAAAGAATGATCCTACAGGATTAAAAGAATTAAAATTAAATAACAAACCAATGTTCAATAAATTATATTTTGATGAATATAAAGTTGAATATAAATAAAATTATTTGAGGGAACTCAAATAGAAGCAAAAGTAAAGGGAATGGGGCGTCCATTTTCATTAATTAATGGCAAAAGAAAAACAGATCACAACTGGATATTTGTGAAAATTATAAATAACTCAAAATAAAACACATATATGTTAAATACAGAAATTTGGGTAAATAGTATTGAAGAAGTATTATTCCCAGTAAACGAATTTTATAGAAATGCAATAAATGATACAGCTTTTGTAGAAAACAAAACTATTCATTTACCTCAAGCTGGTACTATTCCTGCTGTAACAAAAAATAGAAGTTCATTCCCAGCATCTGTTTCTCAAAGAACTGATACCGAATTAACTTACTCTATGGATGAATATACAACTGACCCAATGTTCGTAAAAGACGTTGAATCTGCTGAATTTTCATATGATAAGAGAATGTCTATTATGAAAGCAATGGTTAATACATTGAATACAGAAGTAGCTGATTGGATAGCTTATGCTTGGGCTCCTACTTTAAGTACTAACGTTATTGAAACAACTGGTGCTAGTAGAAATGCTTATCATCCAAGTCAAACTTCAACTCGTTTGAAATTAACTTATGCTGACATTTTAAAAGCTTCTGCTAAATTAAATGCACAGAATGTACCTATCGAAGGTAGAAAAATGTTAATTGATGCTTATTTATATCAAGATCTATTAACAATGGCTGAATTTAAAGATGTTTACACTTTACAATCAGGTATTTTGACTAATGGTTCAATTGGTAGAGTAGGTGGATTTGATGTATTTATGAGATCAAGAGCTTTAGCTTATGATGAAGGTTCTGCAAGTTTGGTATTAAATCCAACCGAAGCAGTTACTACTGATACTAACTTAGGTATCTTATGTTGGCATCCAGATTTTGTACGTTTTGCTATGGGTTCAAGAACTAATGGTGGAATACAAATATTTGATGGTGGTGTACGTCCAGAATACTACGCAACTGTATTTTCTGCATTAGTAAGAGCAGGTGCAAGTAAAGCAAGAACATCTCAAATTGGTGTAGTCGCAATCAAAGAAGGATAGTTAAAACATTGAATGTCAATAAGATAGAAATAAATATAAAATATGGGGTTAATTTATTTAATAAGGAATATAATAAACGATAATAAATATGTTGGTGAAACATCTAAAACATTATCAGCTAGACAAGAAGGTCATTATAAAGCAGCTTTCTATACTAAATTGGATTATTATTTATATAATGCAATTAGAAAATATGGATGGGAAAATTTTGAATGGTCAATATTAGAAGATAATATACTAGATGCCGATTTATGTAGAGTAGAAGCTTTTTATATTAATAAATTAAATACATTAGCCCCTAATGGTTATAATTTAAGATATTTTTTTGATGATAAATCAATTGTATCAGAGTCTACTAGAATAAAAATGGCATTAGCACAAAAAGGTAAAAAAGAAACAGATTTACAAAAACAACAAAGGTCTATTAATACAAAACAACAATATCTTAATGGAATAAGAAAAAAATTAAACCAAAAAGGGGAATTTAATGGAAATGCTGATAAAAGTAAATACTTTCTAATAAACAATGATGGAAGAATGTTTTATGGTACTAGATTAGAATTTAGTTCTACATATAAAGATTTGGCTAGAAGTAATACTGCAAATCTTTTTAAAGGATTAAGAGATTCTTATAAAAATTGGTATATAATAAATTAATAAATTAATAAAAACAAAAATAAAATTATGGCAAATTTAAATGACATCGTCTTTATCAAAGGGAACGGTGGATTAGGTAGAACAGCAGGTGATACTGACTATGTATCTGGTTTACTTATCTATGATGCAAAATTTAAAGATAATACCACATTCACTACTAATGGCATTACCACTTTCACACAAACTAATAGAATTATATCTTTCAATAGAATGTCAGATGTAATTGCAACAGGATTAAGTGAAACTAATGTATTAGCAAAAGAATATTGGTATCAAATAAACGAATATTTTAGAATAAATCCAACAGGTAAATTATTTGTAGGTTTATATAATGATACAACTAAATTAATATCTCCAGTAGCATTAAATTTTAACGAAATTTATACTATGCAAGTATTTGCAGAAGGTGAAATTAGACAAATAGGTGTTTACAATACTAAAAACGATTATGATACAGCTCAGGTAGAATTAGTACAAGGTGTTTGTGCAACTTGTGAAACTGATCATATGCCTTTATCAGCAGTTTATGGAGCAGATTTTACTGGTTCTACTTATTCAGATTTAACTACTTTAGATAGTTTAAGAACATTATCAACAGTAAGTCCAAAAGTATCAGTAACACTTTTACAAGATGGTAATAATGTTGGTAAAGCATTATTCACATCAGAAGGAAATTCAATTCCTGCAGTAGGAGCTTTGGTTGGTGCAATTTCTGCATCAAAAGTACAAGAATCTATAGCTTGGGTTGAAAAATTCAATGTAGCATCTGGTGGAGAACTAGAAACTATAGCTTTTGTAAATGGTGATTTATATACATCATTAACAAAACAGAATTTAACTGATATTAACGCAAAAGGATATATATTTGGTGTTAAACATATTGGTATTTCAGGTACTTATTTTAATGATAATCATACAGCAGATTCAATTTTATCTGATTATGCTTATATTAGTGAAGTAAGAACTATTGATAAAGCAATTAGAGGAGTAAGAACAGCTTTAATTCCACAATTAAATAGACCTATTAAGATAAAATCTAATGGTACAATTGATGGTACAATGATAGCTTTCTTTAGAAATGCTGCTTTAAAACCTATTGATTTAATGATTGGAAAAGGTGAAATAAGTGCAGGTGATGTATTTATTGACTCAGCTCAAAATATATTAGTAAATTCTAAATTAGAAGTAACTATTCTATTAATTCCTTACGGAACTGCTAGAACTATT